CTAGCCACCCATCTAAAAAACCGAGCAAAGTTGATTTAAAGTATCGAAATCATCCTTTTCTAATTCCTTAATATCCACCTCTTGCAGCATGGTTATATAAGCAATTATTCTCAAAGTATAAGTTCCTAACTTTTTTTGTACTTCCAAACCATCCATTAAAACATGTTTATCAGCAGCTTTTATTCTGCTTCTAATCTCAACTTTTTTAATGGCCAAAGAGGAATCTTCTTTATCCGTAAATAAAGGGTATCTTAATGTGTATTCAACTTTTCCTTTTGAATCGATAATTAACAAGCCATCTTCGACGGCTTCAATCATGTCCTCGTATTCATCGTAAATTTTAGAATCTGGCATCTGCTTTCTTCTAAATTCCTTTTTTAGATGTTTTTCTAAATAACTTTTTACATCTTTAAACGCTACTTCTTTGTTTACTTTGCTCATTGGTTTGATATTATGGCGGTTATTACACCGCCGTTGATTAATTTACTCTCTATGCTGCTTCTTAAAGTTGCTCAAGCTTACCTCCTCCAGCTATTTTAGCAGTTAACTGAGCTGTGTTGCTATCGATTTGTATATCTCCAACAAACTTTCCTCTACCTCTCCAAGTAATTCCAGAAATATGAGTAAAAGTCCATGTAGCTAAATCTGTATTTTCAGCCAATTTTGGTAAATTTAAAAGTTCATTGTTGCTCGTAAAATCAGCTTGTAAAGGGCCTTCAAAAGACCATCGGACTCTATTAACTTGATCGATAAATTCACCTCCACCAGTAATCATGTTTGCGTCATCGTTGGACCTAAAACCACCTGGATCAAGCGTGTAGGATTCGTTTGATTTAGTAGCAAATTTAAAGCTTCCTAAAGTTGGATGGTTGCATGTGATTTCTATAATGTCACCTCCTGCGTATGTTGCCATTTTGTTTGTGTTTTTATATTAATTAATAACCGGCTTCAACGGTTGTGGATTCAATTCTAGCAATTCCAGTTCTTTTATATCTGAAAAAAGTTTCAAAACGATCTGGGTTTGATTCTCCTCTTTGAACTGAGCAACTTTCTTTTGAAAATTCTGGATCAGTAATCAAGGCCCTAGTTGCTAAATCTTCAAAGTAATCAGATAAAATACTTTGCCATTGTCTAGGCTTAATAGTTCTTTGAGCGTCCGAAACTTGATCGTCTGCTATAATAACGTGATCTTTTACGCTTAGAGTTTCTAAAATCCCGTACCCTTCTTTGACATTAAAGTCGATATTTAAGTTTCTAGGATAAGCATATTGTAAAGGAACTTCTCCTTCTGGATGGTAAGTTGTAACTAAATCCTCAATTTTGTAAGCTCCGTTTTCTAAAATAACAGTTGAGCATCCATTTTTGACTAATAGATCTCTATTATTATAATCCGCCATATCTCCAATATCTCCCAAATTAGGAGTTGGCATATCTGGATAACTTTGATTATTTACCGTTAATTGTGGCGTATCTTGCATAATTCTAGCCGATAACGTTACCATGTTTGCAGCAACTTCCCAAGCAAATCCTGCGGAATTTGGAGCGGGACAAAGTACATTTGTAACTTGGCTGATTCTGTCCGTGGCTCCTGTTATTGCTACCAAATCGTCCTTATCATCTAAAGTGCTTCCGAAAAAAGCAAAAGAAGGTTTAAAGTCAATTGCATTATACCTTCCAGTTGGTGTTGTTCCGTAGGGTATACCGTTAAACTGCTCAAACTCTCCTAATTTATCCGCATAAGGATTAATTATTGAGTTGTACCAAGTAGATCCAAATTGAGCAAAACTAGGAGCTAAATCAACCGCTCCAGCTCCCGACGTTTTATCTGTTTGAGAATAAGTAACTCCAGCGGCGTCGCCTTGATTGCTTATAATTACGGCTGCCGTGTCGCTTGTTGCCCCTTTCCATTTTGTAACAAAAGTAACAACCCCAGCGGATGAAGTAGCCGTAAATGGCGAACCTAAAACCGAGTTAACAGCTAAAACAACTTTAGCCGCTATTTGAGTTGGTGTATCATCCTTAACAACTGAATAATCATAAGTCTGAAAATCTAAATTATCCCTCCCATTGACCTTTAAGGTGTGGGTTGCGTTTTTTGTAGCATTACCAGCAACCGTCCATTCTATTTGCGTTGCGGTTGCAGCGTTGTCGCTTTCTTGTGGAAAAACTACTGTAGGAATCCCCGCTACTCCTGTAGAGTTTATAGGGCGTAAAATTCTTAAAATTTGATGAATTGGACTACCAAACCCATAAAGTTCTCCAGCTTCTTGAGCGGAGGTGACTTCCTTTTTTGTGGTGTCTAAAGTTCCCTGATTCGCTGTATTCGCTTCTCCAAATATTGCAATAATTTGGTTTAGATTTGCGCTGGTATCGTTAAAGAATCCTTTAGTAATTCTGTAACCAGCCACTCTGGCTCTACGCTCTAAACCTACTGCCGTTGAAATTGATGCCATGGTTTTTTTGTTTATTAATTAATTAATTCATATTTGTAACCTAATTCTGTATTCGATAATTTTACATTTGTAAGATTATTTGTTACCTCCACACCTTCCCAAACTTTGTAATCTTGGTAAAATCTAACATTATGATTAAGCCTAGCCATGCTGACAAAACTGGCATCCTGATTATTATTTGGTTCATAAGGTTCGATATTTTGAACATTTGAGGACATAATTAGTCCAGGGACAAACCCTAAAGTGACATAAAAATTACTTTGTAAAATAGCTTTAATTTGAAAAGTAATTTTATCCCGAAAATTTGTGCTTAACAAGTCTCCTCTTTTTGTTGAGGTTTGCTTAGAAACCGCCCATGTATCTATTGTAAATGTGGCATCTTCTTGCGAGCCATGCTGGTTTATAGATTCTGGATTTAAGCTTTCAAATCTTACGTTTATGACTAAAATTTCGCTCTTATCAATTGGAACCATTCGATCAACGAAAACATTAATCGGAAAAGTATCTTCTTGTAATACTTTTTGATTTTCTAGTTCGGTCTTTAAAATAGCAGCAATTCGATGCTTTATAAGCTCAACTCCAGAAGGTCCAATAATAGTGTTAATCATTACCATAATCTCCTAATATACAGGTTATCATTCCCAAAGTTTCGTCTGGAAAGTTTTCAGTAATAACGTAATTCCTTAAATTACCAGTTGAATCTTTTACGTTAACTAAGTGATTCAATAAATTAACTTCATTATTATTATCCCTAGGGTTGTAATTTTTACTTAAAAGATCACTTTCATCTAAGCAAACGTGAGCGTTTTTACTATTAATTGGCAAACCATCAGAATCAAAATTTATATGATGTTTAGAAGCTAGACCATCAGTTTCGATAGTTAAGCCGCTAACTGGATGGATTAAAGTGATAGTTTCACTAAATCCGCTCTTCATAATTTTTTTAGCGTCCCTTCTGGCTTTTGCTAATAGTTTTCCGCTCATTATTTATTTCTTAGTTGATTTGGGTTTTTTATCATCCTTTGGCTCTTTTTTTACCTCTTCAACAAAACCTCCTTTAATGCTTTCTGCAAGGTTTACAAATTTTGACTCATTAACAATTTCGCCCTTTACGGCTATTTTGTTATTTGCTAAAAGATGCTTAAAAGTTTTAATTTTATACTGTTTCATCTGTTTTTTTATTAAGGCGGTTTTTACACCGCCATTAAATTATACTTATTACTGCGCTTTTACGCGAGTACCTGAGCTGTGTAAATTCTGTCGATTGTGATTGGCATTGCCAATGGAGCAGATGTGATTTCAAGAGTTGAACTCATCGTTTTAGAATCTGAATAAGCTCGCAAAAGAAACTCAGCTTCCGTGATAGAGGGCATTGATGCGTTCTCGCCACCTATTTGACGATCTACCATGTTAGGTAATCCTCCGAAAACAGTTTTGGCCATAAAATCATCTGGTATAAATACCGCTTTATTTGCGTCTAAATAATACGCTGTAGTTCCGTCTGCCTTTGTGTACTTCTGGTTATAAGTCCAAAGGTTAATATTAAAATCTCCTGCGGCAACTTGACCGTGAAAAGCAAAACCAGTAACGTTGTTAAATTCTGGAGATTGTACATCAGCACGGTTAATACGTCTGTTATCAGCTTCGGCTTTAAAAACTGGATTAGTTAATAAAGCGGCTAAACCTTCGCCACGCATTACCATGTTAAGCGTCATTGAAGAACTTGCTCCAACGTCTCTTAAAAAAGTACCTGCGTTTTTCAAACTAGCTAAAGGATCAGCAGTAGCATTGGTGAAGTATTGACTAGATCCTAGGTCAACCATTGAAGCTGCCTTTCTCTTATAATCAATTGAATCACCATTGATTAGCTCAACGATTCC